ACATCACACCAGAACGTCAAACACCCCCATCATCCACAAAACCACCGGCCCAAAACGTCATCCACCCCGTCATCCATCAAGCCACCTCACAGACCTCATCAGAGCTTCTGCTTCAGCATCCCTTCGGGCCTGGTTGGCCGCAGAGACCGTTTTGAACCAACCCAGGTGGCGGCCACGGAACCTAGCTCGCCACTTCCTTTTCTTCTTATGGTAGGTTACGCCTTTGATCGGTTGTTCTGGAAGCAGTCTGTTCATGGGTTTGGTCTCCTGAGAAGGGCACAAACGTTTTAGCGAAGTGAACTGCCATCTCGCCTGTGTCGAGCTCTGCGTTCTCGGTTGAGACAATTTCGTTGTTGATGAGGGTACAGTCTGTTGAAATGAAGAAGGATGTTAGTTTAGCTTTCATAGTCTGCAGGCAGGTTCACTTGTCCCTTTCAAAGATTTATCTCGCCCCTCAGCCTGAATACGTAAAGAACACTGGCTCAGACTTCCTCCTTCTAAGTATTACGTGTTCCCCTTCAGGGAAGACGGGTGTTTTTACCTCCACCACGAGGGAGGGGCGAGTGTTTGGTTTCATGTCCTCTTGAACTTAATCACCCATACCCAGCAATTTGTATCCCACTCGAAGCCTTTCTTAGCGTAGGTGGAATCCCATAATTTCTGGAATTCATTTCGCAACCATGTTTTATACTCAGTGTCAAACTGAATTTCATCGACAATGTGTCCAATTCCTTCTGCTAAAATATCTTTTATGGAAATATCCTGTACCCTCTCAACCCTCACATCTGTTATTTTCAGCTTGATCCTTGAGGCCCACCGGGGCATGAAAACGGGGGAACGCCACCCGTTTGTATCAACAGCATTAATAGGGATATCAGCCTTATAATCAATATGAGTTATCTTACCATTTTCATCCCAAGCTGCAGGCGCCCAAGTTTCTTTTACCCAGAGAATGTCCCCAGGCTGGCCGTAAGGACATCTTATATCTATTCCAGTTTGCCAATCTTCCGTAGGAGAAAAAGACCAATAGTCTTTTTCATGCAGTTGGGTTATCTTTCTGTTTCCTTCTGGCTGTGGCTTTATCGGCCTCCTAGTTTGCGTTTTCCTGCCTTCCAAGATAGCTCGAACCATTTCGGTGCTAGGAAAAATTATTGGGCGTTCTTTTCGTGTTTCCATGCTATCCCTCAAGATGATAGTTCATCATTAAGTTTGACAGTTGTGCAGTGGATAGCTTTTCTGATCTTTTCAAAGGTTTCATCTAGAGTTTCTCCAAGAGAGATTTTGATGCCTAACGTTGAGAGGATGCGAAAGACCTCTGCGGGTGTCATCGTCAAGGAGAGGTCGAGCAGGTTGTAGAGGTCTTCGCCTATAGCTTCTTTCAGATTGTTTCTCATGTGAGCAGAGAGCTCCTCCTCGGTGAAGATTGGTTGAGGGTCAGGTTGTTGAAGGATGTAAGGGCTCATCTTGGTGAAACCGCCCACTTCCAGACCCAGAAGTCTCCTTCAACCGTGCGCACTTTGACACACGGCCCAGACTGTTTGAGGACGACTACGTTGTCCCACCTTGGAAGCACCGTGCATTCTGATCTGTAGATCTTTTCCTTCATGTAGTCGCTGAGGCCGTTGATGTCATCAGAGGAGATATAGGAAGCGACCTTGGTCAAATCTCGCTGCTTTTTGCATGCAAAGCAGTCAGTGTTGATGATCTCTCCAAGCGCTGAAGTGGCAACGGTGAAGAGGAGTAAAGCTGCTAAGACTAGAGTTTTCATTTTTCCCTCCTGTCAGTTTTGGCTACAAACCAGTTGCCATTGAAGTTGACGACTCTGCTCGATCCTGCAGTAATTGAGGTTGTCACGTCAATGTAGCGATGGATTCTTAAGCTGCAACCGTAAGAGATGATAGCAAAGTCATCTACTATAACTCCTTCATTGATGAGCCTATCCGTTCCTATTGTTGACAGAGCTATCTTCACCTTTTAACCGATTCGCTGAGATTCACTTTCCAACCACATATCTTCTTGGTTTTGTAAAAGACCGCGGACGTATTATCCCCATCCATAGTCTCAACTGTTACGTCATCACCAGAAGACACATAGGTTACATCCCCAGAGATGATTAGAGTCGGAGAGACCATAGTGGCTCCGCAGACTATCCCTCTGGTACACCTCATCAAGATCATTTCCTCATATCCTTGAAGCCCTTCTTAGTGAAGCTGAGAGTCTTCATACATAGGTTTAAAGTGATCTTGCCTCCTTCTTGTTGTGGATCAGAAAACAGCGGGCATTCGTCACCACAGAAAGCTATCCGCGATGATGTGAAGGAGAATGGGCACCTCATCCTTTTAACTCTGGTCTTCCTCTTAATCCAGAGGCCGCCGTCTTGATCTATATAGCCCTCCATTATAGCTCCTTTCCAATAATAGTATGTTGTTGTTCTCGGACTCAATTATGTCACCAACCCTAGCATCAACGATAACCGTCTGTTGTGGGGTGATGGCCTTAACCCCAGATGCGTCCATCATACAGTCGTAGCCACAGACGATAATGAGTCCGACACGTTTAATCTTCATCAGTGATAACAACCTTGTCAGCTAGGATTTTCAAGGTAACTGTAGGCTTCTGCGGAACAGAGGTTGACACATCGAAATCAACGACGCCTGGAATGTCAACTTCATTCACCAGAACCCTCATCAATTTGTCGTTTGGGATTAAGATCTTTACGTCCGTCATAGATAATCACCTCACCTTTCTCAACATTTATATATGGATACTTCCCTGTGACCGTCACTCTTGGAACTTCGCGGTCTCTCACTGCCTCAACAATGGTCTGCAGAGAAGAGACCTCTTGATGCAGCGTCCAAATCCAGCAAAAGAGAGCTATGATGATGGCCGCGATTGTTGCTTTTGACGCCATGCAACGATCTCCTTTGTCGTGAACAAGGTTGAGCAAGAGTTACACCTTCGTTTGCGAACCTGGCCATCAGATTTTGGGTACGATGTTATGACTTTTGAACCAGCATGACCGCAGTTTGGACAAGGTGGCCCTGATTTAACGTTGTTCGCCCCTCCACGTTCGCGTACTGGAAGCCCAAGAGAGGCCATTTTAGCTCGCAAGGTCATCCAATTTACAGCTAGGTAGTCTCCCATATCCCTCAAGGAGAGGCCCTTCATGTAATAAAGGTCCACCAACATCTCCTTCGGGGTAGAGTACCCTGAGCTCATCGCTATTTTTGCCCAATTTATCATCTTCCCTCCAAACGATCAAGGGCGGCCTTTGCATATGCTATGACCTTATGGCCCTCTACTTGGCCGAATGTGCCCCATAAGGTTCTTCTGCGCGCCCCTTTGATATAGTTCCTGAGAATCTGCTCAACGGGGACCTTGCCTGAGGTAAACTCCTCTCGGACCAGAGAGTCTATGTACCTCATCTCATTGTCAGTCGTCCATCCCATGTTTAATCACCTTCAAATGTCTTCGTGCTGCTTCAACCTCAGCTCTAGCTCCTTCGCTCTCCTCCCACCCTGGGAGGGTGTAGATGATGTCGGCTCACCTTACTAAGAGTTCAATGTCTCCATCAAGAAAGGTTCGATCTGGAGCAACTCCGTCGAAAAACGCTGTGTTTTTGTGTGGGCATATGGTTGGAAACCCGCGAGCCCACCATTTTGCAGCAGCCCTTCCTGCGCGGTTGATGTTCTCCATGACTTCGTAGGCCGTTCTCGCCCTATACGGCCCTGCTATGTAGATGATCGTCACGGTTTCCTCCATTGAAGGCTTTCATTTCTCCTAAGGTTGTCCATCTCTTGCCCAAGGATGAGACCTACTTCAAGCCAAACTCCATGAATCGCTGCAACGAGGTCGCTGCTAGCTTGACTTGGGCTCTCTTGCCTAGTCCTCGCCAGGCTCATTATCTGGGTCGCTATCGCCTCTGGCGTCAATTTTGATGACTCCATCTTTTATATCCTCGATGGCGTGCTTGTAGAAGTGAATCCCTATAGCTTTGTACCACTCACCCCAATAGGCCTTTGCCTGCCTGTATTTCACAGGATCTTTGTCGAGAAAGATTGGGATGAGAATGTCGTGGTAGCTCCAGTGAGCCTCAACCAGTTCCTTTGCCCTCTCCTGCCATTCCATCTTTTTCTCCATAAAGTTTCTCAAGGACCTTCCCAACGGCGTCAGGGATTGAGAGGACCAGGCCAAATGGAGTTGAAATGGGGTCCCCTCCTCCGATGCCTTTGAGCTGGTCTATAACGTCGGTGACAGGAATCCCATGACGTAGGGCTAAGGAAGCAAGGCGGCCTGTGACCTCAGCCTTTGCCATGATCGACTGGCCTGATTTGCCTATGACCGCAAAGACCTCGAAGGGCTTCCCATCTTTTTCTGTCACCGTCACATACATGTTACCGTAGCCTGTACGGATTTTTGTGGTGCGGCTTGTAAGCGTTTCTGGTCTCTCCAAGGCGAATCCATCCTTTCCAGTTGTTTCGGGCTGCGAAGGACAGGCAGACCCTATATCTGTCGTAGTTCGTCATCGAGCAGATCGTGCAAGTTAGTGGTCTGTGGAGAAATGGTGTTGGAGCTATCGTACATCCTTCATTTGAGAACATCGTCACCCTCTTATTTTTATGTGTGTACGCTGAGATGGTATTGGGTTTTAAACTATTTCGGTCGGGGCGGTTCGATGAGTAAGTTTCATCATGAAACTTATTCATCTTCGGTTCCTGTTGAGATGATTATGGACTCGCTGAGGTCTGATCTTATCCACAACTCCTCGATAATGTCCCACAGGAGCTCTTTGACAGCCTTACCTCCCTCATTTTCTATGTCATAGACGTATTGGTCCACTTCCCACCCTCCCTCAATGTCGATGAACCTTGTAATGACGATACCATCTCTTGTTCTTGCGAGGACTAAGGTCCCCGCTGGGTTCAGAACTGGAAAATCTATCCTATCCATGACCTATCTTCTCCACTATTCTCCTAAGAAGGTTTGTGAGCTGCCTGTCTGATAGAGCTGCGAACAGCTTAGGCTCGGTCTCCGCAACCCATTTTTCGTTATCGTAGTCAATGAGATGAAGAGCCTCGTGAACAAGGGTGAGGAAGAACTCTTCATTCTCCCTCGGATTGATCTCAATGACGACCTTATCTCCACTCGTCGCGTCGCATATCCCGCAAAGTCCTTTTAGCTTGCTGTTGAGTCCAAAGTGAATGGTCTCGTTCTTGAGAGCCCTGTAGATCTTGTGGAGGAGGGTTGTAGCTTCTTTCTTTGTCATCCTAAACCTTCGGTCTGATCTTATCTACCCTGATGATCTTCCTATCCCTCACAACGACGACTGCCCATCCGAGTTCGATTGGGTCCATCTCAGCTCGTTCTGCATACCCAGAGATCCCAAGGCGCGACATCTTCTGAAAGGCTCCTGTATTCACGTACCATCGGAGGTTCTCCGGAATGTATTCGGCGGTTTGGTCAACCTGGGTAAACGCTTGCTTGATGTCATAGCCATCGTCTTTAAGGTAGAGCCTCGCTTTTGGCTCGCACACCAAAAGCTTGTGTGTATGCCCCTTGCTCATTAGAAGTGCGTCCCCTTGCTTCATCTTAAGGTGGCGTTTGAGAATGAGCTTCATGTTGCTTTCTCTTCGCTCAGGGTCGTCTGCGGTGGAGTTAATCATTTTCCTTCCATGAGTTGCGTAATGTTTGTATATGAGCCCTCCATGCTTATCCTTGTAGATCAGTTTGCACGAGTAAGTGCCAAATGGGACCTTGAGCATAGACGCCATTTCCGCTGATATGTCCCCAAACCTCCAGAGCTTCCATTCATGATTCCCTTCGAGAAGGGCTATCAGCTTTGATCTGATTGGCTTGAGCATGTCGACAGCATCTTTCATTTGCTTGAGTGGAAACGGTTCCTTCGTTGTCCTAATGTCGTATCGAGGGTCATCAACTGCAATAGCCTCGATCAAGTCCCCATGACAGACTGCGTAGTTATGCTTAGCCGCAAGTCCTTCATAAGGTGACTCTATCATATCCATAAATGCGTTGAAGGCTTTCTGTGAAAAAAGGACCGATCCAATGTGAAGGTCTCCAAAAAGAAAAAGGTTATGACTGACTGGTAAAGTCTTTGTTATTAGCTGCAAAACGTTATCCTCCCTGCACAGTTGACGCATGACTTCATAGTGGGGTCTCTGAGAGGAGCTCCACAGATGGTGCATCTCCCTTCTGCTCTGCGTCTAGCTCGTACAGCTGCATGATACTTAAGGCGAACTGACCTCGTTTCTGCGTACCGCCTCCGGACCTGGTAAGCGTGCGTTACTGAATGGATCGCACATCTTGTCCTCCCCGGAAGGGCTGGCCTTGAGCAGTCTACACATAGCCCAGCGGCTTTATGTCTAGCCTTGTAAGAGCTATCTCCCACTACCACTTCCTCTTGATACTGTCTATCATTTTGTAGAGGCGCATGAGCTCAGCGCGTTTAGCTTTGAGGAGCTCTTCTAAATGCCTGACGTTGTTACGGTAGATCAAAGCTCCAATGATGAACCCTATTGCTAGGCCTCCGATGAAGCCGAGGATCATTCTTTCACCCCCAAAAGATGGTCGACGAATCCGTACTCCAAGGCTTGCCTCCCGTTGCACCAGAACTCTTTCTTCTTGATCTTCTCGTCTAGCTCTTCCTTGGTAAGTTTACTTCGGGATGCAAGCCACTCGTTGGCTGTATCCTGAAGGTGTCTAAGAACCTTCATTTCTTCCTCTGATGAGGATGGTGTAGCTATCGAGAACATTTTGAATGACATAAGCTCATGCCACATGAGTTCTGCGGTTGGACTCGCGAATCTGTATCCTATTGTTCCTGACACTGCTATCAGGAAACCTGCACTAGCTGCGAAACCATAAACTCTTGTCTCTACGATGCGGCCTGGTTTAGCTGCCTCCCACTCATTCATCAGTCCAGCAACTCGCCACGCTTCGAAAAGAGAACCCCCTGGGCTATGGAGCTCAAGAACTGCATGGCTGATGGCATACCTGTCGAGGTAGTCGAAGAACTTGAGCAGGTCATCTGATAGGCTCTCTCCAACATCTCTTATCACATAGTACCCATAACCTTCTCTAACGAACATGCCATAGCAAGGGTAAGCTCTGTTTTCATCAGGGTCTATTTCCTTTATGCCAAACTCGGCTCCCTTCTTGTGACAAATTAAACAGTCTGAGACCTTCCCGACTATGTTCGTGTGCGGACAGAATCCGTGCTTCTCTTCCTCCTGAGCTATTGGCTGTGAATCCTGGTGGGGTGGGTCGGCAAAGAGAAGAGAGCATACGACCACTACGGCTACTAACGAAACAATTAAGTGTGATAGTGCTTTCATTTCTTACTCCTTAAAAACGGCAAGGTGAGCCCTGCCTTGTCAAAAATTGATCTTGTTGCTGTATACCCGACGAAGCCAGCTCCGAACAGCATCACAATATAGTACCCTAACTCCCTGATAAAGTTCAGCACTTCAGTTGTCGGGTTGAGACAGAGGGCGGCTGCAGCTGATCCGATGTAGTATGATGCTGTCAAGTAGAACAGTCTGCGCAAGATCATTGGTCTAGTCCGCCTGACATATGGATCTTCTGATTGGGCCTCAACCTTCTGGAGATCTTTCTGGTCGGACATCTCTCCATATTCTAGCCGTGACTGTTCAAGGGCTATCTGAGCGAGCCTGATCTCTTTGTCAGCAAAGATCTGTTCGAGCTTAACTCTAGTTTCCGGTGGGACTTCATCTTTAGCTAGTGATGATGTGATGTCGTCTGCAAGCTTCTTAGCTTCCTCGATGGCCTTTGGAGGCTCCTTGCCGAACAGTGTAGCTATGTCTGACCATATCTCAGGGATCTTGGGCAAAACTGAGAGTCCTAAAGCAAGTAGAGCTGGAAGTGCCATGGTTACCTCCTTTTGAGTGAGATGCTGAAGCATCCTCTTCTCTTCCATCCTATTGAGAGGTTGAGTCGTCCTAAGTGGAGTATGTACCTGGGGAAGATGGTGTTCTTAAGGGATACTTCAATGTATTCGTTGTCAATTATAACTTCGTTAGTGTTGACTTTGATGGCAAGATAAACTGAGCCTAGGTCTGGAAGTGGATTCCTCATATGCCACCTGACGTATCTGTAAAGCTCAGACTTTCCTCTCCACAAGTAACTCTTTCTTCCAGTTGGAATTGATGAGAACCTATTTGTCCAGAAGGCTAAAATAGGGTGAACCCATCGTGGAGCTGTCTTGAGGATGTCTGAGTCGTAGGTGGCCCATCTGACTTTTTTGATGATCCCTCTTGTGACTAGAATTGTGCCTACTGCAGCTGCAACAGGGAGGCCAATTCCGTAGTATACTAGGCCAAATCCTAGTGTCAGCGGGAACACAGCTAGCGCGTAGGTAACTTTCATGGGAGCTCCTTTTCATCTTGTTCTCTTGATGAGCTCTTCGAGCTGCTCGATCTCTGACTCTTTTTCTTTGACGAGGGACTTAAGGACATAAAGTTGAAACCTAGCTCTTGCCAGGTCTTCTCTAATAGACTTCCTAAGCCTATCCCTCTCAGAATTGGTTGCTCCCCCATTAAGCATCACCTCTCTTCTCGCTGTGTTTTCCGTGCTTTAGGGCAGTTTTTCTTTGTTGTGCATAGCGTTCGTGTTATTTTACATTTGAATCCGTTTACGGTCCAACCAAGACCATCCCTGACCCAATTTTTACACCTGTATGGGCATCTGTCATTTGTGGTCGTTATTACGATCGCCCATTGTTGTTCATTTTGGATCATATTCGACATGGATATGCGTTTGTTCAAGTACGATGTCATAATCTGGTCCTAGTTCTTTTCTCAAGGCTGACACCACATCTACAGAGCTAGCTTTAGAGGTCATACCATGAGATCCTGGCAAAGCCACGTCTACTGCTTGCCCTGCGTAATGCAGAGATCCCGGGGAATGATTTCCTTCGTCACAGGAAGTCAATACCGCCTCATGCCCTGCCACAGCCTTGTAAACCCTGTCAATTGGCCCCAGGGCCCGCCTAATTTCCCTTTTGAGCCTCCTGGGATACACTCCCATCTTCACCAGCATTTTCTTCTAACCTCTCATTGTGATTTTGGATTGCCCTCTTCATTCTGATGAGTTCTTTCTCAATAATCCTGAGAGCCTCAATAATATTTTGCCCACCATTGCGAAGGTGGTGGCGAAGATCTTCTAAGTCTTTGTCTTTCATCGCTATCTTCCAAAAAAGCTAAGAATGCTTTTGCCAAGGCCAGCAAGAAAGCCCCCTATCCCACCAGACATTACAGCATATGCAAGATTCTTCTGTTTTTGCCTGTCAAGACATTTATGCCTGGTGTTACAGGTTTCTAAGTGCTCTCCAAGCATGTCATAGATCCCTTTTAAGAGATCAAACGTCATTGCTTTCCTTGTGTCCTCATCAGCATTGACAAAAGTTTCTTTTTTAACGTTGAGCCCGTCCATTCTCTACTCCTTGACAACTAATACAAACTCTCCCCACACGATACCGTCTGTGTGAGTCGGGTCATAGACTATCAATCTTGCATTGTATGTGTCAGCATCTATTGACCCGCTGTATTCATTCAGGTCTATTATGACCTTCCCTGTTGTCCCTGTGCCAGTCCATGTGAACACGCCTGTTTCAACGGATGAGTCAATAGTAGTGTCTCCTATTTCTAACACCATCTTAGTGACTGACGAGAGGTCTTGAGCCGTTCCGTCGGCCTTTAGAAGCAGGTCAATAGTGTTATCATGCCCTATGTAAAAGATCTCGGTGATCATGATTTACCTCATTAGCTTAGGCTTACATCAAAATCCCCTGCTGAGAACCTGTAGGTGTCACCGTCGCCAACCTCCTGATCTGTAACCCCATTATCATAAAAGAGCAAATTGCCCGCAGTTGAAGCATCAACTAAGGCGGTAGCGACAATAGTTCCCCAGGAGCCTCCTGATGCTGGCCCTATGTCGATGTTATCGTCATTGTCAGTCGTACCGCCCGAAACCGTGCCCCAAGTAGGTGCAGAGCCTCCATTAGGGTTGACCAGTTTACGTCCGTAACCATTTCCTGATGGTTCTGTTATGGTCGAGCCTGTGTCGCTGTCACTGATGGTTGCTGTAGTCAAAGCCACGTATGTGGAGGGAGCAGTATAAGACTGATTGCGAAATGCGAAATCAAGTAGAACATTAGCTAGATAGTTAGATATATACCCGCTGCTAAACTCGACATACACCTCTCCAGATGCAACCGACGGTGTGTTACCTGAAACTACATTCTTCGATGAAGCAAGAGAGCCATGGGCTAGCATGTTTCCACCTGTTGCAGCATCAAACAGTGCCCAGTGTGTGATCGTGCCCCAATCGGCTGTAGCTTGAGGGAAAGTTACATCTGCATTTTGCGTAACCCTCCGTGATGATGCAGCCCCAAAGGTGATAGCTTGCCTAGCGTAACCACCTCCAGATGGCTCGCTCAAGCCAGATCCATCATCTAACGGATCTGCTGTAGAAAGTCCAAGGTAAACTGTCGATGGCGGCGAGTATGTGTTCTGATTCAACACATGATCTAACAGTTCATTTTCCAAGTAATTAGATATTGATCCCATTTCTTTATACCTCCTCGATTGTTCGCTCTGGTGTGAGCGATGTAAAGGTCCGCTCAGGAGTAAGCGAGGTCAAAGTACGCCCTACCGTGAGCGATTCAATAGTTGTATCCACAATTAATCCTAAACCTGCTGTTATCAAGTTGATTGCGCTGGTGAGTGTTGTAGCGTCTACCTGTGCTGTTGCTTCACGCAGAACTGCAAGCAGAGCATCTGATGTAGTCGTTCCCACTGAAATAGCTGCTGAAAGTGATCGTAGAATATTGAGCGCTGCCTGGGCGGTTTGTGTTGAGACTGTGATTTGAGCCTGACCAATCTTGATTAAAACCAGATCAATATCGTCTGGCGTAGCTGTAGCTGCCTGGATGGAGGCTGTGAGCGAATAGATTAGGCCAAGAGTGACCGCACTGGTGACTGATTGTGCCTGAATGTCTGCTGTGACTGGCCTCAACACTGCCAGGGCTACATCAGACGTAGATGTCTGGGTGGCGATGTTAGCTATGGCCTGGATCAAGCCAGCTATGGAAAGCTCTACTGAGTCTGAGGCAAAGCTCTGAGCGTTTATGGCCGCTGATAAGGCACGAAGTACAGCTAGATCTATAGTACTGGTATTAGTCGCTGCAAGTATGTTTGCAATAGCGGTGATCAAACCTACTACTGTGAGGTCAACATCATCCGCTGTATAGCTTTGAGCCTGGATGTCTGCTGAAACTGACCTCAGTACGTTAAGCAATGCTGTTGAGGTGTTTGTTTGCCCTGTGATATTGGCAAGTGCGGTTTTGAGCAGTGCAAGAGTTATGGCGCTTGTGTTCGTGACTGCTTGAATGTCTGCAATGGCTGTTAATAGTAAGTTAAGTTGAGGTGTAGCTGTATTAGTCTGGGCCTGGATTGAGGCCGACAATGCTCTGAGCACAGCCAGGGTAGCAGAACTCGTGGAGCTGGCGGATTGGATATTGGCTGAACCAGTGATGGTCCCCCCTGCCGCCACATACTCATCTGCCCCAATGTCCCAGGGAGCAGAGCGGGTCTCGCCGTCAATGTCGTCGGTAAAGGATAGATATGGGTCGGATGAAAGGTCTGTGCCATAATCTTTTGCACCTGTGTCTGATGAATCAAGGTGGTAATTATCATTAACTTCGTCAACAAAAGTAAAGGTTTGATTAGCTCTGCCATAGCTACCCCAATCATCACCTGTATCATCGTCAGAAGCATTGTAATCAGATCCAGAAGCTAGACCATAAAAACAAGCAGATGAATATCCTTTACAAAGACAATTTTTGGCTAAGCATCTTAAAATCCCGTGGTTGTCAGAACCAACTGCGGTAATGTTATACGCGTATTGTGAGGACGATGTATCATCATCATTATCGATTGCTCTCCAACAATTAATAATAATGCTATTCCACATATACACAATACGACTAGAAAGAAATGGTTTAATGCCCCGTTCTGCATTTCGAATAATGCTGTACCCAATATATGTATAGTTACTATAAATATGTATTCCTGATGAACCAGAAGGCTTACTAGTACAGTCAATTTGCAATCCAAAAATCTTTGTATATTCTTCTCTAATAGCTAATGCGTCTCCAGATGTAACAACAATGCGGTAAGCGCTCGTATTCCACTTCCCATCATGCCTGTAGTTCTCGTTTGGGTCAGTCCAAATCTTGATGTATCTAGTATTATCAGTTGTCCAACCGTCAATGGTCACAGCAGTAGTGTCAGCAGCTCCTGTTGAGCACCTACAATCAGCAACAGCAATGAGGTCTGCCCCTACGAGGTCACCGTCACCAGACATAGAGGGATAATTCGATTGGGTACAGCTTCCGAAGTCCGCTTCCCAAGCAGCCAGAGACGAGTAATCCCCTCCGCCTCCTGTATCAACTATTTTTACAACTTCAGTTGCCATTTTAGCTCTTGGTCAACTCCGTTAAGGTTGCTGTTGTTCCTTGAGGTTTGTCGGTGATGCTGATCTTGTCGCTCGTAAGCTCAACAGTATCCTTTTGCAAAGCATCTTCAATTTCTTCAATATTGATTCTAAGTCTTCGTCTAGCTACAACATGCCTGATAGGTTCTGCTCTTGTCACAATTTGATAGCCAGGCGTCAAGCCGTAGTTCTGCAATCTTTCTACGACCGCATCGGCCAAAGATTGGCAAGCCTTAGTCGCCGTTGTCTCATCAGGGGCCTCAGCCATTACCCCTAGTCCTTGTGCTTCTGCAACATAACGAGTACCTATTTCAATCTCATCTTCTTTTACTATCTGTTCTAGCTCTTCAGGCTTTTTATCTGGAATACGTAAGATGTAAAACTTCTCCTTTTTCAGCTCTTCCTTACCCCACTTCCAGCCGTCAGGCTTGATAACTACAACGTCACCCTTCTTATAGCATCCTCGTAAATCCTTGACTGGATCAGGATTTGTTGTATCTGAGGATTTAATTAGCAATTCAGCCATTATTTACCTCCAAACGTTTAGCTATTGACTGCAATTTCTCTGTTGGTATTGACACTGTTGTCGATATTGCATTTGTCGCCTTAAGCAAATGGACTAAGGCTGCTCTGATGTCATCAAGCGACAGCCTTGAGAGCTTGGCTTTCAGCTCTTCTTCTTTTGCTTCAGCTTCGATTTCTTCGGCTGTTTTGAGCCTGATTTTGTTTCCATCTTTAACTAGCTTCCTGCGATCTGCGTACCTCATTCTTACCAATTGACTTCCCGGTACTTCGATCGCATGTAGGATAAAAACTCCGTTTTTCTCTTCAACCCAGATCTCGTCTAACGTAGCTAGGTCGATGATCTTCTTACCGTCAAACCTTAACCGCTCAAGACCTACTCCTTTAGGAAGCCGCCCTATCTCTGTAGGTCCGCCAATCTTGACAATTATGTCTTTGTCCAGTGTCGCTCTCATCAGCTAAGCCCAACCATAAATTGAAAATCCTTGTAAATAACCCGTGCCGCTAGTTGCACGTCCATGTATAGATATAGTATATGGGCCCGCACTCAATGTTGATACGTTTAGTGAGCCTGTGCTCGCCCATAATGGCCCAAACCCAGATATGTGTGCTTCAGATGATGTCAGTGATGATATTTTAAAATGTACATAAGTCTCAGCGGAGCCACCATCACCAGCTAAAGCTGCATACATTTGGAGATAATTAATGTTACCGGATAGATAGATGCGACAGTCAGTTAGCTTCACCTCAAGGCTGCTGGTCATACTCCATTCATTCCCATTGTGACGACAAGAGAACAATAGATGTCGCATTTTTGTCTCTTTGTCATTTATGTTAACTTGCAACGTGCTGAGCTGGGAGTCTATTCCTTTTAGATGTGCGGCCAAGTCATCAACATCATCAGCTTCAGGGACGGAAGCATCAGGAGAATACTGTGCTGGTGTAAAATCTATGTCTATCTTATCCCCATCAAGGTAGCTACCGTCAGTGAAATCCTGTCCGTACGGTTTATCATTAGACAGATCCCATATATTGAGCCAGGCAGTATTCGCTTCGTTTCGCAGCTTTAGGATATGATTGGTAGTGTCATACCAAAACATGCCTGCTATAGGGTTGCTAGGGGCAGACGCGCCGCTGAAGGTTGACTTCAGGGTTGCAAACATTGCCTTCATTGTACTGAGGTCTGAATCCCAGTCATTACTTGCCTGCGGGACATTGTCTGACCATGTTTGGCTCATGGCTCTCTCCTATTGACAAAATTTAAGTGTGTAATGCTCTACTAAAGCATACATCTCCCCAGTAGGGTCCGTAATTTCTATTTCAATCTGGAAATAACGTCCTGTCACTATGGCGGACAAGATTTCCATCTTCTCCACTTCATTAGTCGGAGGGTTAGTGTCACCGTATTTTAGCTTGATCTTCACCTGTGGCCCTGTTTCTAACTCGAAGTTATCTGACCATGACGTTCCTGGCGTCATCTGTGAGGACCAGCTCTCTCCAGCCGTGAGGTTATCTTCCCAGGCTGTTCCTGATCCTGTCACTACGATATCAGCCAAGACATAAACCATGTAGCGGTCTGAGCTGCCAAGATCATAAACTGGGGAAGTATAGCTCCCGCTCAAACTCCCTCCACTGTGTGAACACTTGAGATAATACTCGCTATTATAAGTCGTTTGCTCTGTGTTATCAAAAGTCCCACTGCTGTAATCGTTGGTCTCAGTATGCTGTACTGTCCATCCATCTGGGGGGTCTTTGAGACTGGCTGATGCGGACCTTGGCGTTTCTCCATAAAGGCCGTTGTTCGCAAGAGTGTTCGCGTAAAAGGTATAGCTCCCAGGCTTGACACCATATAGCGACAGGTTTGGGGCGCGATAAGCCCCAAGAAAAATCCCACCAGTCCAGGATGGGCCGAGGCGAAACTCGTAAAGCTCTACATCTGGATCGTCAACTCGATCGGCGTACAAGTTGACAGTATTTGCATTGACTATGGCATAGAGAGCGGCAAGGGATTCTGGTGTATCAGTCTTACCTTGAATTGTCTTGCTTATCTTATAGGCGTCTGACAAAGGCTGCTTAGTACCCCAGATAGAGACAGTCCTCAGCTTCAGATAATACGTGGTGTCTTCTTCCACTGGATCAATAACAAAATCATTGGTAGTATCAAAGATATGCCTGTATGTACTGTCGTCAAAGCTCTGCCACACCTCCACATGGCTAAACCAAGCATAGTCGACTGGGGGATCGAAACTAACCTTCCATCTAGTAAATGTCCTGAGCCTATAATAGTAAGTCTCTTCTTCATGAGAAACGTTGCTTACCGATGGAGGCGGATCGCTTGGATCGGGCAAAGTGGTTTCATAGACATCTTCGGTATTGATGTTGTAACTATCATCATAAAGTGTGTCAGACTCGTATTGTAGCCTAAGATCTATAAAACCGTCTGGCCTTACATCTGCTTCAACTACTCTCATAAGCTGATCTGACACGGAGATTGCGGAAGACGTAAGGGTAACTAAGTCATGTGGCTCTAGCTTTACTGCGTCGTCTCTTGCAGTTAATGAGATAGTGCGGTCGAGCTGCCATCGCTCAAGCCAATACGTAGCAAGTTGCCCCGCTGTTTCTCTATCTGTGAAGCCTGTCAGCCGTAAATCCTTGATATTCCCAGTTTCCTCACCGACAAAGAAAGAATCCTCTACATATTCGTTGTTGTCGGCTTTGATATAATATACTCTGAGCCCGTCTGGCCGGTCCCACATGGAATCTTGATCAACTGAGATCATTGCCTTGCCGTCTGGCCCCTGAACAATATGCTCATCGGTAATATCCATGACTGTGGACTCGCTAGTTGTGTCAGCATAATAGAGATAATACTTGCCATCATATTGAGTAATAGTGTGTCGAGCATGAAGCAGGATGGTCTTGAGGATGTCCCAGCCGGAAGATTGAGGGTTTGATACGGCCAGGTTGAGCTTCCATCCCTTTGTATCGCAATAGTTCGCTGCTGCTGTCCAGGAGGTAATGTCTATTTGTGATGCGCTTTTTCCCATTCCGTATCTTGTATTTGTTAGCCAATCGTAGGCAATTAGGACTGGATTTTGTGACCAACTGGTAGAACTATCACGGAAATCATAGAGTTTGCGGCCCTTCAATATGACTGTACGTTGGGGTAAGCTTTGAAAGTAATCTTGATCATATGTAAGGTGCCACACTATGTAACAAGTATTCCGCATATTGTCAGTCCACTTGGTATGGACAGCGTGAAGATTCGTATCGTAGGTCTGTGTCGCCGAACCTGAGTAGAACCAATATTCAGCGTTGCCGCCATATTCACTATAGAGCTTGTCGCCCAGGTAAGCAGCAGTAATAGAGTCGCATTCGCCTTCGCTGAGAGTCTGGACTATCCAGAGGTCCTTGAGGTCATCGCCAGCAGAATGGATATATACGTCATTACCGCCCACTCGCAATTGCCCATAAACTACCTTCAAGGGTTCGCTAGTAGAGCGAGTATTTAGCTTGAGCCCAGCAGATCCGCGGGTGAGTAAGTCGCTAGCATCCAGCTTAGGGGACTCTATGTCGGATCTAGAGACATAACCGCCAATGAGGCCACTGGCAAGGGCTATACCAGCACCCAGCCAGCCACCAACAATGGTTCCAGCGATCCCTCCAGCTATGCCTATGAGTTGTCCTACTTCTTTGCCCATCTATAGGCCTTCTCTATCTCGAAAAGTCTCAAGTTGACTAGCTCAACACCCTTGTCTTCAAGTGCTGTTAATACAAGCGTTTGTCCTGCATGAATACCGAAAACTTTTTCCCCACTTGCCTTCGCCCTAAGTTCTAGAATGTCTCCTGCCGAAGCCCTTTCCGGCGGTATTTCATCACCTAATTGCCCCAAAAGCTCTGAAAAGATAGCTTCAGCTTTTGTCTGATCCTCAATCCATAACTGAGGATAGCTTTCTTTTGTGATACTTCTAAATGCTGTTGGTGGGTTAACGCCGACATGCTCAGCAGCACACATAATCAGGCTTAGGCAGTCAAAGCCTTCTTTTCTGCTCCACCCTCCAAGCTTGTAAGGAGCCCCTCTGAATTTATCTGTCAAAAGCCTGATATTCATGACTTCGGCTGTCTCCCCCACCAGATTTCCTTGTCCATTATGGACGGTAGCCACCGGAAGCCACCAAAATTAGCGGTATTGCCCAGGGCTGAACACCGCGCATAACTGCGATCACACCAAGTTTCAGAACCTGTATACCCACATTCTGGCCCTTTAAACACGCGCCATCTACATGACGCAGGATGACGAGAGAGTGGCTTACGAGCCCACTGCACATTCATATCCGCAATTGTCATCACCAATTGGGACTCGTCTAATGACCACTTGTCAATCTGCCCGTTAAACAGTATTATAGCCCCTGCAGACATATCTTGGCCTGGGTTGTTGTAGAGATATGAGATCTCGGCGTCTGAAAGTGCTCTATCATATATTCTGACCTCATCAATCCAATATTCTGACGGGGGGTCTGGCCTACCTATCCTAAGCTGATAACCCGTATCAAGAGTTGCCCCCACTAGGTCTTTTGTGGCGACAAGTTCTGCGTTAACATAAAGTTTGACCTGAGAGCCGTCATAAACGCCTGCCAAAAACACCCAATCGGTATTATTGTTGTGATTATATCTAGCTAGATACGATGTACCACCTTGCGCTATCCCAAAATTCCAATAATTAACACTGCTATAAAGCAGCCATCCTGAGTTAACCCAATTGTTTCTTACGAAATTGTGGTAATCCCCATGGCTAGCAACCTTCGCCCAAGCACAGGCAGTTACATAGCTAGATGATAGCGGGATAGATGATGGTAAATTTACATAATCACCGGATGCGTCAAAATCTAAGCAATGTCCGCTAACACCAGATGCCCAAGTGGGATCACCATATATAGTCCCATCATTCCCATTCCCACTTCTATCGTGCAGGGTTGTCCCCGATCCTTCATCAAAATCATAAGCCGCCACCAAACCCCAAGGCTGGCCAAGAATATGCCAATCATTGTCCATTAACACCTGCCTCAATATGACTGGCGACCCCTGCGGTGTACCACCGACAAAGATTGACGTAAGAACTGAATTGAGGTTGTCCAGGGTAATGTCAAATCCATCCACCATACCAGTGGAATTATACCTAATAGAGCCAACCTGCATACCTATGGGCTCATAGGTGTTGCCGTTATAGTTGATCGGAACGTCGCAGTTTGTGTATCTGTAGGTCGTGCCGTCGATAGTCATCTCTAAGAGAAGAAACGGCCTCAACTCTTCAGCAGCTAACGCACTCAAGACATCTGTATTTATGCTACGCATTTAATAACCCCTGAAGTTTCAAGCCTGTTCTGTAAAGCGTAGTTACGAAATTCTCAAAGCTCATTATATCTTCAGCAAATCTGCACCTGACCTTTAGGTATCCTGAGAAATCAAAGGTTATCCTTTGACCGGAACTAGGGGCTGTGGTGAACTCGCACTTGTCGGCCCCATCTGCTCCGCCCCCTGAGGTAAATGTCCAGTTAGTACCCTCTGTCTGCGACACCCCATCTATGTAAAGCGTCCTAGAAGTTGCACTCTTTGAGGGCAGATTAAAAACCGTGGTGGAACCATCTCCTGTCCCTACATACTCGCCTTCATATGTATTCGAATAAGGGTGAAACCAATTGAAAGCTTCATACGAACCGCTTCGATCCAAGTAAAATTGCCATAGAGTACGAATGTCAGACTGACTAAGTCCGTTGAACCTGAGCGTAATTATCCTTCTAGGGTACAGCCACTTGCGCTTGCGCTGTTCTTCACCCAGGTTGTCAAAATTGCTTATCAGCGTCTTGAACGCTATCTCTTCTATCAGAGGATAAACAGCGCTGACTGTATCAGGGAACTTAGCCATTTACAGCACCCCTCTTAAAGTCTGTAGAAGCTGGCCGTTCGAGCGCACGTCTTCAATAGATGCGCCCACCACAACGGCTCTATTCCTTCTTATGGCATCAGCAAAACTTTGAGAGTCAACTGCGTATATCGTAATATTGGTAGTTTGAGCTGGTGCTACTCCTTTCGGAAGCACTGTTTCACCTCTCTGAAGGATTGCCGGAAATTCATCAGCACCGAGACCTGAATGCAGCTTAGGGGCATGAGCAAATAGTGTAGCGGGCACTGAACGCATCGGGGCTGGGGTTTCGCCTACAATCCCACCTCGATGAAAGAAAAGCCCGCCACCCATTAGCTGTCCGCCTAGCCATTCACCAGCCGCAGGTATTACCTGGCGCACAAACATTTGCCCCAGTACATCTGCAATGGCCCGCTGTATTGAAGTCAAGAACCCGCTTATATAATCGCCAAAATCCTTAAAATTTCCGCGCATAACGTCAAAGAAGAAATCACTGAAAGCATCTTGCATTCGTTCTGCCGTATGTTGAGCCAGGTCAACCAGTGTGTTGAATCTGTCACTTGATGTCTCAGTAACTTCTTCTACTGATTTTAGATACTGTCTAGTAAAGTACGTGTCTATAGCATCCTGTGCGTCTTTCATGCTAGCTGTCTCTTTTTCCCAAAACTGAAGACGCTTAGAATAGTCTTCCTCTCGTGCGCTTACTGCTTCTTTTATCAGTCCAATGACGCGCTTCATGTGATCCTCGTACTCTTTTTCTTCGTCACTTAACTGTTGCACCGTAGAGACAATCTGAGCTAACTTATCTTTGGCTTCTTTTGACTCATCTTGCTTGACCTTTCTCCTGATCGCTTCTATCCGCTCTAGCAGGTATTTCTCAGACCGCAGGTCTTCGAGTGTTTGTTTGAGGAGTGCTAGTTGTCTACTGTACACCTCTACATTATGCTTAGCTTCATAGTATGCACTTCCGTATTTTGCTCCTCCTTTTGGGTGTACTGATGTCTCGAATTCTTCGACTATCCTTTTTGCTGTGTTTAGCTTCGCTTGCAGAGCTGTTATTCTAGTAGTTAGATTAGCCTCTACAGATGATGTAGTCTTCATGAACGTGTTGACCTTGTCCATCATGTAGAGTCCAAGCCCTAATACCTTCATCGGAGCTCCACCGAATAGCAGTGCACCTACTAGTCCAGCTCCTTTCACAGCCTCGGCATGCTGCTTAGTGAAATCAATTATCTTAGCTATTCCCTTGGTTATCTTTTCAATGGCTTCTGGTGCTCTTTTTAGACCAGCCGTGAGGAACTCCGCCCATGTTGAAGCTACCCTTC